AAGGACAATCTCTACAACTTCGTCATGCTGGCCTATCCGTGGGGGAAGGCGGGGACGCCGCTTCAAGATGAGCCCGGCCCTCGGGCGTGGCAGAAAGAGGACTTGGATGCGCTCTCGGACCATATTTGTGAGCAACAGCATCGGCTCGCCACGGGATTAGAGCCACGGATGTACAAGCGGGCGACGGGGACGGGGCGTGGAGTGGGCAAGTCGGCGCTCGTCTCCTGGATCAGCGATTGGATGGTGACGACCCGCATTGGTTCGACCACGATTATTACCGCCAATACCGAAGCGCAGTTGAAGTCGCGCACGTTTGCGGAGATCGGGAAGTGGACGAATCTCCTGATTAATAGCCATTGGTTTGAATCGACGGTCCTGGCGGTGCGGCCCGCCCCCTGGTTTGCCGAGTTGGTCAAGACGCAGTTGGGGATTGATTGCGGCTATTACTACTGCCAGGGGCAGTTGTGGTCGGAAGAGAACCCGGATGCGTTCGCCGGGGTGCATAACCCGCAAGGGGTGTGCGTCCTGTTCGATGAAGCGTCCGGTATTCCCACCCCGATCTTTACGGTCACGAGCGGCTTCTTTGCACGGAAGCATCTCAATCGATATTGGTTTGTGTTCAGCAACCCGCGCCGGAACAGCGGCGGCTTCTTCGATTGCTTTCATACGCCGAACACCGATTGGAAGTTGCGCCATTTGGATGCGCGGACGGTCGAAGGGAGCGACCCCGCCGTGTTTCAAGCCCTGATCGACCAGCACGGGATTGATTCGGACCCCGTGCGGATTGAGGTACTCGGGCAGTTCCCCAAACAAGGCAACCGGCAATTCATCAGCAATCATGTCGTCTATGAGGCGCAACGGCGGGAGATGGTCGAAGATCGGGACGCCCCGTTGATTGTGGGCGTGGATGTGGCGCGATACGGGGACGATCAAACCGTGATCCGGTTTCGGCAGGGGCGCGATGCGCGGAGCATCCCCCCGATTCGCTTCACCGAACGCGACAATATGTACATTGCCAACAAACTGATCGAAGTGGCGAATCACTACCGCCCCGATGCCATTAACGTCGATGCGGGCAACGGGACCGGCGTCATTGATCGCGTGAAAGAACTCGGCTTGCGCGTGAACGAAGTCTGGTTTGGCGGCTCGGCCACCTCGCCGGAATGGGCGAATAAGCGCACCGAAATGTGGGCGAACTTGCGCGACTGGCTGGGCGGCGGCTGCATTGATAAAGACTCCCGGCTCTTTGCCGATTTGACCACGCCAGAATATGACTACTTCGGCAAGGCGAAGGATGCCGTCATGCTCGAAAGCAAGGAATCGCTCAAACAGCGCGGGCTCTATTCGCCCGACGATGGCGACGCCTTGGCCCTGACGTTTGCCCATCGGGTAGCTCGCCGTGATCTCCGGGGCAAGACGACCCCGATGGTCCGCCGCGTGGCGCAGGACGTGGACTACAGCCTCTTCGCTTGACAAACGTCTCGCAATCAGTGTATCCGAAGCGATAAGTCGCATCACAGGGAGGCGCGTATGGGCGGTGGCATTCATCCGGCAGAGTGGATTTTCCCGATTGTCGGGGCCACGCACGCGGCCTATAACGCCGCCTCGCAGCAAGTCTCACCGCAAGCCAAGCTCGACACACCTGGGTCCGCCGATGCCCGCCGCGATGAGGCGATGGCGAAGGACCGTGACACCCTAGAAGCCGCTCGCCAAGCCGAAGCCGAACGCCAAGCCTTGATCCCGCGTCCGCAAACCGCCGCTGAAGAAACCAACTCCCGCAAACGGGCGATGGCCGCGAGTGAAGTCTTAGGCGGCGGACGGAAACGCCGCGTCTCACAGACCTTAACGAGTTCAGACGCCACGCTCTCGGGCCTCGCCAAAGAGGTTATGTAATGGGCGGACTCTTCAGCCCGCAGGCCCCGACCGTCCAGCCCGCGCCGGTCGCGCCGTCGCTGGCTGATGACACCGTACAGAAAGAAGCCGCGAACGCCATGAAGAACCGCCAGGGGCGGGCGTCCACCATGCTGACGAATCCGCAGACGCAACGCACGGCGGGGGCCGATGGCCGCACCTATTTGACAGGAGCCTAGATGGATCAGTCGGACGCTCTGGCGGTACAGATTCTCTCCGAACAGGAGCAGGCGAGCGGTAAGCGCGGGTACTGGGAAAAGACCTGGGAAGAGATCGCCCGCCGCGTACTCCCGAACTATAGCGCCCACTTTACCGGCCAGAACCGCATCGAACTGACCGACGGCCAACAACTCCTGCATGAGATGGTCGATAGCACCGCTGCCCTCGCCTTGGGCCGCTTCGCCGCCGCGATGGAGTCGATGTTGACGCCGCGCAATAGCAAGTGGCATTCGCTGATGCCGTCTGACCGTTCCTTGATGAAAGACCGCGAGGTGCGCTTCTGGTTTGAGGATGTGACGCGCCTCCTGTTTCAATATCGCTACGCGGCCTCGGCCAACTTCCAATCGCAGAAGCACGAAGATTATCTCATGCTCGGCGCGTTCGGGACCGGCAACCTCTTCATCGACGCTTTGCAGTCGCGCATGGAGAAGGGCTTGCGCTATCGCGCCGTGCATCTTGGGCAATGCTACTTCATGGAGAATCATCAGGGGATCATCGACACCAACTACCGTAAGTTCCCGCTCACGGCGAAACAGGCGGTGGATCAGTTTGGCGAGGAAGTCCCTGAAGTCATTGCCAAGCACGCCGCTGACCCCAAGCGGGCGCAGACGATTCACTGGTTCATCCACAAAGTCTCGCCGCGCCGAGACTACGACCCTGATCGTCTCGATGTGCAGGGCATGGCCTATGAGTCCGTCTATGTGTCGGCCACGGCGAAAAAGACGGTGCGACACGGCGGGTATCAGACCTTCCCCTATGCGATCAGCCGCTACGTGACGACCCCTGGCGAACTCTATGGCCGTTCCCCCGCGATGATGGCCTTGCCCACGATCAAGAGCCTGAACGAAATGAAAAAGACGATGCTCAAGCAGGGGCATCGCAGCGTCGATCCGGTGTTGTTGGCCCATGACGACGGTGTGGTGGATAACTTTTCCATGCGGCCCGGCGCGATCAATGCCGGGGGCGTGAACGCCGAGGGCCGTCCGCTCGTCCATGCCTTGCCGGTGGGCAATCTCGCCATTGGCGATAAGCTGATGGAATCAGAAAAGCTCGTCATTAACGACTTCTTCCTTGTGACGCTGTTTCAAATCCTGGTGGATACGCCGCAGATGACGGCGACGGAAGTCGTGGAACGGGCGCGGGAGAAAGGCGCGTTGCTCTCACCCACGATGGGACGGCAACAGAGCGAATCGCTCGGCCCGATGATCGACCGCGAACTCGATGTCTTGCGCGAACTGAAGCTGTTGCCGCCGATGCCGCAACGCTTGATCGACGCGAAGGGCGACTACACCGTGCAGTATGACTCGCCGCTCTCCCGCATGGCGCGGGCCGAGGAAGCCGCTGGCTTCATGCGCTCGCTTGAAACGGCGTTGCGCTTTGTCGAAGTCACGCAAGATCCCTCGCCGCTCGACTACTTCAACATGGATGAGATCATGCCGGAGACGATGGATATTCACGCGATGCCGGTGCGCTGGCGGAACGATCTGGCGAAGGTGCAGCAGATTCGGGCGGGACGGGCGCAACAGGCCCAACAGCAACAACTCCTCGATGCCGCGCCGGCGGGAGCCGCGATGCTCAAAACGATCATGCCGAAATCACCATCGGGAGTCGCCTAGCATGACCACTATACAACCGCATATACGCGTCTACGAAAGCATTGATTCTGGCCATAGGATCGACACCACAGATACTTGCAAAGTGCAATATCTTGACAACAACAAAGCCCTGGTCATGTTTCCGCCTGACGACAATGGAGATGAGATTCATGTGACCGTGCCAACATACGGCATAAGCGTGGTGACGTTAACGGGTGGGATTATCCAATGTATCGTCACATGGGAAGATGATGAGGGGAGACGCGTCACGAAGCAACCCAGCGGTGTTGCCTAGCCTTGACACGGTAATGCAAGTGCGATACAACCTGCCTGCACACAATCAGATCACCTGATGGAGCCGATGTCACCCATGCCCCCTTGGATCACTCACCTGTTTTCCTACTTTCGTACCCATCCCATCCCCAAAGACTTCGTGGGGCAGATCGAAGTCAATGTCTTTAAGGGCGGCGTGACGAATGTCAACGTCCGTCAATCATTCAAAGAGGAGAACGCTAAATGAGCGTACCGAAAGCTATTGCCAAATCTACTCGCGTTCTCACCCGTAAGCAGATGCGAGAAGAACATGGGATAGACGTTTGCAACGCTACATTATTGCGTTGGGAAAGCACAAGTAACTTTCCTAAGCGATTCTACCTGACACAGAAAAACCCAGTGTGGTTGCAGCATGAGGTAGAGTCGTGGCTAGTGGCTCGCAGCCAAGACACTCAGCCGAATGACATTACCGCAGCCGCAACAGGGGCTAGGCTTTCTGAGGCTGTATCGTGACGGCAATCTAGCGGAACAGATAGATAGAATTAACGGGACACTCCGAACAGGAAGCCCGATGGGATCATCACGATCCTGTCGGGCTTTTTTTATTTTATGGCGAAAGAACGGGCGCAATCGCTTCTCAAGCAACGGGCACTCGCCTATCAACGGATCTTTCTGGGACACGGCATCGACACCGACAAGGTACTCGATGACCTGGCGAAGTTCTGCCGCGCTCACGAGTCCACTTTTCACGCCAATCACAGCGTCTCCGACCGCCTGGATGGACGGCGGGAAGTGTGGCTCAGACTTCAGCATCACCTCAAATTAACCGATGACCAGCTCTGGCACCTGTACGGCAATCACGCCTTACCGTCAGAGCATGAACCGAAGGAGTAACCCATCATGGCAGATCAATCAGCGGCCTCGACTACTGAGACAACCGCTCCCGCACAGACCACCACGACCGAGACGACGACGGCATCGCCCGCAGCGGCATCCGCTGCCTTCGACTGGAAGAGTCTGAACCTGGCCCCTGAACTTCAGAACGTCGTAGACCGGCACCAGTTCAGCGACCCCTCGATGGTGGTGAAGTCCTACGGCGAGTTTGAGAAATTGCATGGCGTCCCGGTCGAACGGCTGGTGAAGCTGCCCTCTCCCAATGAGGCGAAAGACCCGAAGGCGTGGGACAGTATCTACAACAAACTCGGGCGGCCTGAGACGGCGGACAAGTACATTCTTCCGGTCCCGAAAGGCGATGACGGGACCTTCTCGAATCAGATCAAGCCCTGGCTGCATGAGGCAGGCGTCTCGCAGGCGGGGGCCGTCAAGCTCGCTGAAAAGTGGAATAGCTTTCAGGAAGCGCAAGCGAACGCGATGAAGGCGCAGCGCGAGGCGAAAGACGCCGAACAAGTGCAGGAACTCAAGCTGGCCTGGGGGAGTGAGTTCGACAGCCGCGCTCAGTTGGTCGATACCGCCGCCGAGAAGTTCGGCATGACCGCTAATCAAGTGCAGGGGCTCAAGACCGCGCTCGGACCCAAGGACGCGATGGAGTTCTTGTACAACATCGGCGCGAAACTGGGCGTGGAAGATCGGACGGTGCCGGGGATCGGCGGCGAGACGAACGGCTTTACGCAGATGACGCCAGAGATGGCGAAGGCCGAGATTGTACGGCTACGGAGCGATAAGGACTTTGCCCGACTCTTCAACAGCAGCGACATCAAGCAGAAGATGGAAGCGCGGCAACAGATGGACCGGCTGCAACGCCTCGCCAACCCTGGCTTTACCAAAGCGGATATGATCGGGCGCTGACACTTGACAGGCGGGCCGATTCAGCGTAGAGAGAGTTCAAGTGTATCTGAAGAGATACACGCAGCATCGACAACCTCCTCGTTGGGGCCGATGCGACCCGTACAAACGAGGGCCTGCCTCATCGTGAGACAGACAACCCTACTCAGCTTAACCACATGGGTTACGAGAGAGGGGTCTTATGTCTGTCAATATTCCCGATCATTACACGATCAGTTTTTCCACCAATGTCATGCTGCTCTTGCAGATCAAGGGGAGCAAGTTACGCGGCTGTGTCACCGAAGGGGCCTATACCGGCAAACAGGCGTCTCCGGTCGATCAGATCGGCAGCGTCGAAATGCAGGATGTGACCGGACGGTTTCAACCGAAAGTCCGCACGGACGCGGCGGTGGATCGTCGGTGGGTCACGCCGAGCGATTTCGATCTCACGCAGTCGATTGATACCTTCGACAAGTTGCGGCTCATCACCGATCCCGAATCCAGTTACACCCAGAACGCGGTGTTTGCGGCAGGTCGGAAGATCGACCGCCTCATCATCGCGGCCTTTACCGGCACGGCGAAAACCGGCGAACAGGGCGCGACCAGCACCTCGTTTACCGCTGGCAACGAGATCGACGTGGCGATTGGCGGAGCCAACAGCCGCTTGAACGTCCAGAAGATGCTGGATGTGAAAGAGTTGATGCAGCGGCAGTATGTGGACTTCGATGTAGAAGAGGTCTACATCGGTTTGACCGCCAAGGACGAAGCCAATCTGCTCAAGGAAATCCAGATCATCAGTTCAGACTTCAACGGCATGGATAAGCCTGTCTTGAAGGATGGGCGAGTGGATCGCTTCCTAGGCATGCAGATGGTCCATTGCGAATTGATCGAGTCCGCCGCCGCCGGCACCAACGAAGTCAACGTACCAGTCTGGGCCAAGAGCGGGATGCACTTAGGCGTCTGGAACGATGTGACGACCTCGATCTACAAGAACATGCAACTCCGGGGTGAACCGTGGGAGTCGTACATCACGGCGACCTTCGGGGCGACACGGCTGGAAGAGAACAAGGTCTATAACATCGAGAGCTACAGAGCATGATTTATCAATGAGTTGCAAGGAATACAAGAAGTGACTCTTGAGAAAAGCGACATCACTTGGTTGGCAGGATTTATAGACGGCGAAGGCTGTTTCTATTTTCCTAAAAGCCAAGGGGCTCCGCGAGTACAGGTTGCACAGAAAGATCCGTGGCCTCTGTTGAAAATTCAACAGATGGTTGGCGGGAGAATGTACCGATTCAATGGCAGTACTAAGCCGAGTGAATCGTACAACCTTCTGATGATTAGTGGCGGGAAAGCCATTGGTCTGATGATGACGTTGTACACATTTCTCTCGCCTCGCCGTCAGGCCAAAATCGTAGAGATTATTGGGCGATGGCGGGCCTTGCCATTGCGAGGCAAAGCCAACATCAAAACGCATTGCCTCAGAGGGCACGAATTCACGCCGGAAAATACCTACACGAAAACGAAAGGTCGTGGCAGGGAATGTAAGGCGTGCATTGCGATTCATCATGAGAAGCATCGGCTGAAGTTACTAACTGCGTAAAGGAGAATGATATGGCGATTGATTTGACTCTTAAAGGTGTGCAGATCACGAATCGGGAAGCGACCCCGCGAGTGCTGAATGATCCGGGGTTGGGCGAAGGCGCGATTGAGAAGTGCGCGTATGGACATATCGCCAGCGTCACGGCGGCCTTGTCCATTACCTCCATCATTCGGTTGGTGTCCATTCCGTCCAACGCGATTGTGACGGATGTGCGCCTCTCTAGTGCCGCACAGACGGCGGGCAAGTTCGACATCGGCCTCTACCGGACCAACGGAGACGGCGGGGCCGTGGTCGATCAAGACTTCTTCGCCTCGGCGGTGGATTGCGCCTCGGCTGTGGTGAACGTGGATGTGCTGAACGAATCCACCAACAACACCCTGGCGAAGCAAGGCTTGCAGGTATGGGAAGCGGCGGGCATGTCTGCTGATCCCAAATCGCAACTGGATGTGTGCGCCGTGGTCACGACCACCGATGTCACC